CTCGTTAATACATACACACGCGGCGAGTATGATCTTGCAATTATCAAAACCACCGGTCTGCGAATCTTTCAACGAAAGTGGCGAAGGAGACACAAGGGGCGTTCAAGGGCATTCAGCGCATAGATAAATTCTCGTATATTAAGAATATACGAGAATGAAATTGTTTAGTATCTTGATAATCATTCAAAGTATAATTTTGACGGTGGGATTGAATTGTCCGACAGATGTAAAAGTTGTAAACCCCAATTTTGGAATAGGTAAATATAATTGTGTAGATAAAAACTCCGACGGGTGTCGATTTCTTCCAGTGATGAGTCTTAGCTGTGTTTTAAAGCCTAAAGAAAATCCTCAGAGTGTCATCGATTGTTACTATCATTATTGTAGGTGGAATCATGTACCTGGATATTCAATGGTGGTTACAGTGCCTTATCCATATGACACAATTGAAATCTCCAGTGAAATTGAGGAAAGTCTATCAGTAATGGAAAAGATAATTATGCTAGTGATTTGTTTTCCTCTAATATGCTTTGCATTGCTAATCTTGACATGAAATTGATTTTTTTCTCTTATTCTAGGAATAAGAGAGATGCCTAAAGGACTAAAAAGACAAGCTAACAAGAATAAAACAAGAAAGCAAACCGGTGAAATAACTAAAAGACCTCTACCGATGGCCGACGATGGTCAACTATATGGAAAAGTTGAAAGAGGACTTGGTGATCGCCGTTTTGAGATATTATGCAGTGATGGTGAAAAACGTATTGGGCGTTTACGGGGTTCAATCAGAAAAAGAAAAAAGAGTTGGTTAAAAGCGGGGATGTGGGTTATCTGCGCGTGTCGTGATTTTCAAGTAGAAAAGGTTGATATTATTGAACTACTTCAAGAGGATGAAGTAAGACGATTGGAGAATCTTGGCGAATTATCTACTAGTAATCAAAGCGTAGAAGCTGGTTCTGATGAGGAAGAACAACCATTTGATTTTGACGATATATAAATAATAATTCTACTTGTTATTCAAGAATAACAAGTAAAAAAACTATCTGAAGAGACAAATTAATATATAAATGCCTGCTTACTGGGATAGAAAATGGGGTAAAGATGCAATTTGCCCCATCACTCATACAAGATTGCGTCCGGGAAAAAATAAATACAACGTGCCTTATACAATTCGTGTAGTTTGTGGACATAGATTTGTTAGAAGTGCATTGATTAAATGGATTCAGGAAGGACCGTCTAAGCAATCGTGTCCGATGTGTCGTAAGAGAATATACTTAATAGATCTCACAACAATGAAAAATTGATTTTTGACATCGAAATCTAGTTAATAAAAATGTCTTCTGATATTGAGAATGAAGTGGTGAAAATACAAACAACCAAGACGAGATATCAAGGTCTCATTGTGGTACAATGGTTACTTGTAATCTTTTTTGGGTTTACATGTAACTACTTTTTTTTATTGCTCTCAATTATGTCTGTAGTAGGAGTAATTGGTATCATCAAAAATGATAAAGTTGCAGAATATATATATTTGGGTTATGTGACGTCTTGGACTTTTTGCCAATGGATTTATTATTGTTTCCTTTTCAATACAGATAATATTTACATCGAAGTGATAGCTGTTGTGTTTATGGTAATTCAGTCCTTTGTGTCTATTTTACTCTTGACAAACAGGGTTATTTTGCATAGAAAAAATAATAATTCTTGCGTGATTGAGATCCCTAAAACTGAAATTTAATGACTTAGTATCTAATTCATTAAATAGAATGACAACTACATCAAAATACTTGAAAGTAAAAGAATATTTCGAATTGAATCAAGACGGTATTTCTTCACGAGAACAAACAAATCCTAGATACAAAAATTTTAAACAGGTTAACTACACAGCTGGAGATGAAGAACAATTTTTTCAACATCTCGTATATGAATCCGGAAGCAGAACAAACATAACATTTGATGGTAATATGTGGAACCGGTCTTGGGAATCTAACTTAGCTGAGTCTCTTCCCGAATCTAGGATATCGTCGAGAACCGTATTGTCTAATTTCAAGTATTATTTTCATTGTTTGAAAAAGGCCATCTTTGTCAAAATACGTAACAACAAACTAGAAGTGTTTCTCCCATTCAGCAAAAGTAACTTCACTAATAGTTGGGGTGAAAAAATAGAGATGACGGATAGAGAAATACTCGATGTATACGAATCATCACAAACACGAATGAATCGGAGATTTAATCCAAACAGAATTAATAGAAACACGAATCAATGGGTTGGTAATAATTTTTTGATTAGAAACGAATTTCCTCAAATCGAAGGAGATTCCAATGTGTCATGTTTAAAGCATATGTTGGAAACTCTCTGTGAATCGCGAAAAGTCCCCGATACGGAATTTTTCTTAAACCGTAGGGATTTCCCACTTCTGCGTAAAGATTTTCGACATCCTTACGCACCCCTTGTAGAGGGAAATGAAAAAGTCTTTGATGACACCAAAGGGATTCTTCCAATATTCTCTATGTGTGCTCACGAAAACTTTATCGATTCCGGAGTTCCTACATGGGACGATTGGGCAAGAATCGCGTTTCAAGATCATGGTATCAAGTTTAATACCTCGTATCTTAATCGTCTTCAGAAAGACTATGGTAAGATCCCAGATCAAGATTGGGACACCAAAATAAACAAGGTAGTATTCAGAGGTTCTTCCACTGGCGAAGGAGTTACAATTGATACAAATCCGCGGCTCAAAGTTTGTTCTATACAAGACGATAGACTCGATGTGGGAATAACATCTTGGAATCTAAGACCAAGAGCTCACCCAGCGGTGTCCCGACGAGCGGGTCCAGCTCGACGTGTAGGATTCGAATTGCACACAATTAGCGAAGATGTTCAAAACAGTATAGGTCTTAAAGAACCACTAGATTCCATGGAGCAAAGCGGATACAAATATATTCTTCATATTCCGGGACATTCCTGTGCATTTAGATTGTCCATGGAGCTTGGTATGAATGTAGTAGTTCTTATTGTGAAATCGCCATATACACTGTGGTTTCATAAATTTTTGATTGAGGGAACTCACTATCTACACGTCGAGTCAAATCTATCCAATTTATCAGAAGTAATGGATTGGTGTTGGGCGAATCCTGTAAAGTGTAAAAAAATCGCTGAAAACGCAAAAACGTTTTATGATACATATCTCTCACAAAATGGTGTGTTGGACTATTGGCAGAAAATATTGATAGATTCCGAATCTAAAACCGGTGTTTATAAGTACAATGTGATATCTGCTCGTGATGTAGGTTCTAGAATGGAGATGAAATTACTCTCTAAAAGTAAGTGTGCTAAAATTTCACCCAAGAAAAAGAAACAACTTATTAATGTAGCCGATTGGAAAATAATATGGGAAAGCAAAACAACTCTTGTACAACATTCAGAGTCGTTGGGAGTCGTCAGAAAAATTGTGAAGGACTCTAAATTGGAAGAATTTATTCATGAAATATTCATTGGGGCGTGTATAATTCCTCAAATGAAGTATTCAGATCAATATTCTGAACTAGTTTATTTCGATATCAAAGAAAAGGTTTCGTATTGGAAGTTCGTAGAAGGAATAAGTCTGGCGGAATACTTGAAAACGTCGGATTTTAACATAACAGTTTTGATGGATATTCTCATCCAAATTTGTGGCATTCTCGAAATTGGTTTAGAAGAATTTGATTTCTGTCACAATGATATCTTTCCATGGAATATCATTGTGACTCCCTGTAGCAAACCAAGAAATTATTTTACTAAACAAGGAGTGTGGAGATCTCAAGGGCCTTTCAAAGTCGTATTACTGGACTTTGGAAAATCACATGTGGTTTATAAAAACATTCACAGGGGGTTAATCAAACCATACACCACTAGTAGTGTTCAAGACATTATCATACTACTGGTTTCTGTGTGTAGTGGCCTCTTAGCTCAACACTGTGAATCAAGAACTTTAACTTTTATATTTGACTTGATGCAATTTCTTTCGAGAGAGCCAAATTATTGTCCTCATTTTAGGTCTGCTGGACAAATCAGAAAATTCACCAAAAAGGCTAGAAAGTACACAGAGATCATTTATTCTGATAAACACTCTCTAGAGAGTTTAAGACCCATAGATTTGATCAAACATTTGGGTATCAGAATTGAAGACAAACGAATTGCATCTCCTCGAGCTGGAAATAATCCAAGAGTATATCTCCCGGACGATTGTTTTGATGATCCCTATTACTTCTTAGAATTTGCGAAAAGAATTGATGAGTTCGATACTGTTGAAAAGATCACTCTCAAAACTATTGGTAAAATAGTACATGGTTTGAATGCCAAGAAACGAGGGGGTAAAATTTACAAAGACATTACTACATGTTTAAACAAATGAATAGTAGAAAAAATGCAAAAAGTACAAAGGTCGGATATAACTACACAACCTCAATTTTCATTTGCCCACGAGTATTTAAAATCGCAAGTTATGAAAATTGCAACAGAGTTTGGGGGTAATCCAGATTCAGATGATGTCAATGAAAAAGCCAATAATCATTTTAAAATGGTTGCCAAAATAGTCAAAACTTATATGACAATTATAGAATCATTTACAGAAGCTGATCTTAAAAAACTATCTAGTCAGGAAAATAATCTAGAAGTTCTTAACAGGTTTCTAGCTCTTCGCCAATTGTCAGAAACCCAACTGATGGGTGTTTTACAAGGAACCTGGGGTATTCCCCCTAATATTATCAGCGGCGACGAATTCCAAGCAATAGTTGCTAATTCTGATTCAATGGTTACGAGAGCACAATTATGGTCGAGTGTCAAAGACTTGTAATTCTAAAACAAGAATTACAAGACAAATTTATTTACCTACGTTTAGCTGAGCAAAGGATCCATAGGATACCACATATCAAGAACATCATACCACCTATGGTACTCATAGCGTAACCAAAGATGGTCAATGTGTTAAGAGGGATAGCTTCGTCTTTAGAAACTGAGTCTTCACCTGCCTGTTTTAATCCATATGCAGTCATGACGACACCACCACCGCATAAAAAGATACCAAGAAAAGTCAAAACTGCTATAATTGTGCAATTGTTTTTAGCCATATTTATTAATTATGACTTTTAGAAAAAATAAATTAAAAAAATGGACAACAAATCCGTAGCAAGACAGAAAATACGAGATTATCTAAACAATATATCTAATACTCATGGGGTGGAAAACAAAATTCTAGTTATGGATGAATTATTTGGATATTTATCAACTACTGGGGAAATCATGATCAAAGAGTCCATGTTTAGAGAAAGTGTTCGTGAAAAGCTTTTTGAATTGTTTTTTAGCAATTGTGTACCCCAAGCTGTAGATTGGTATCGATCGATTTTCAAATGTGAAATTTCTCAAGACAAACCAACAAATACAATTACTTGTCGAGGGATAAATACTTATCAATATTCGTGAACATTGAATGTATAAATGTTATTTATAAGAATTAAATAACATTAAAATATGACGACACAACAAGATCCTTATCTAGATGGAATAAATAACTATGATGCTTTAGAACATCAAGTTAACAATGTTATTGCTGGCAAAGCTCCAAATAGTTTTGATTTTCAAAAAATACTCAAAAATCCTCTAGTATACTTGGGAGCTACATTTTTGATTTTTTTGATCATTCTTTGGTTTTGGTCTCCAGGATTTATGAAAGATGACGAAGAAAAAACCAAGCTTTGGTTGCTACTTGTTATCACAACTTCTTTGTCGTTAGCAAGTACAGGTGCTATTTGGTGGTTTTTTCTTAGGAAAAAATCGGATTAAATTAATCTTTTTTCCTGATCAACCAAAAATTTTAATTTAAT